GTATACAGTCTGCATGCCAGCGGCATCTGTCTGGCAAGACCAATTGCACCGGACGGAGAATATGCAGTATGGCATATTGACTGCGATGGCAGAGGCGTTTGGGGCGGCACATACTTTCCCAGCCGGGAAGAGGCGGAACAATTCTATGCAGACTGGTGTTTTCCATCGCTGAATCTGAACTGCCCGACGGCAGAATGTCTGTAAGCCGAAACGGTGGACTTGTTCCGCCGTCTGCCGGAGATGGTCTACCGGCACTGATGAGGCAGACCGGAAAAGAGGTGTTTTCAATGCAGTTAGAGGAATGTATGGGCTGGACACTGCAAATGGTTACAAAAACCGTTGCTGCAATGGCACAGACGGTTTTCTGTGCAGACTTGCAAGACAACATCGAATTGCAGAGCAGACTGATGCAGAGCGTGCTGGAAGCAGAAGCAGAAACGGCTGCTTTTATTGAGCAGTTTGGCTTGCAGGAACTGAATCTTGCAGCCGTCCGCACCTGTAAACTGCAATTTTTGGAATGGAACCAGAAATTGTTACTGCAAATACAAAAAATCCAGTCATACGGCTACCATCTTGAGCAGATTGAACAAGCCGTACAACTGGAGATCCTCACGCTTAGCAAAGAATTACCATTGCTAAAGTGACGGATATAGTATAGCAGAAACAACAGGTTTTGTCAAGTGTTTTGGCGGATTTTTTCTGCTGGAAAGGAGGAATCTTTTGGATTATCTATCAATTTTAGATGTGGCTGAATTAAAAGGATGCAAACCACAGTATATAAGGAAACTTGCAAAAGATGGAAAGATTTTTGCAGAACAGCAAGAACATCCACAGAATCATAAAATGTGTTACATGATTCCCATCACAGCACTGCCAGAAGAATTGCAGCTGAAATACTATCAGCGAAAGCGTGCGGAAAATGGTGTGATGCCAGAACCAGCTGCCCCTAAGAAACAGAAAGCCAAACGGCTTCTGACGTTTGAAAACTGCACAGCAGAGCAGCGAAAATCGATCAACCTCTGGACGGCGATTTTGCAGGACTGGCAGGGACAGCGGGAGCAGTACCAGAAAAAGACGGAATTTGACCACCTGTATGTGGCAAAATGCCAGCTGGAACATCCGGAGCTGCAAATCTCGACTGACATTTTGTACCGGAAATGGTCAGCCTACAAAGAAAACGACTTTGCCGGGCTGCTGGGACTGCGGGGTGCCTGGAACAGAGGCAGCAGTACCATCCCGAAACCCGTCTGGGAAGCATTTTTGTGGTATTACTTAGAAGAAAACAAACCGCCGCTGAGCAGGTGCTATCAATCTACCCTGCACTGGACGGAACTGTTTTACCCGGAATTGCTGGGAGAAATCCCATCGGAACGGAGTTTCCGGCGGCACGTAGAAAACGATGTTGCAAAGGCGGTCAAGGAACTGACCCGGAACGGAAACAAGGCATTTGCTGACCGCTGCATGCCGTACATTATGCGGATGTATGACGACTTGAAGCCCAATGATGTCTGGATTGCAGACAACCACACGCTGGACATCCAAACAGTGGACAGCAGCGGAGAGCGACACCGGCTGTATCTGACTGCTTTTCAGGATGCAAAATCTGGCGTAATTGTGGGATGGAACATCACAGAAACAGTCGATTCCCAGTCTACGATTCTTGCCCTGCGGCATGGCATCCTGCGGTTCGGAATCCCGAAAGCAGTCTATTTCGACAACGGACATGAATTTACAACCTTTGACTTAGGTGGAAAAGGCAACCGTAAACGAAAAAGCGATGCAGAAAAGAACAGCCCGACCACGATTTTAAACCGGCTGCAAATTGAGGTGCATAATGCGATCGTGTGCAATGCCAAAGCAAAGCCGATTGAACGGACATTCCGCACGGTAAAAGAACATTTTTCCAGAGCAACCGCCGGATTCTGCGGCGGCAATGTGCTGGAGAAACCGGAAAGCCTGAAAAAACGCATCAAAGCCGGCAAGCTGCCAAAGGACTTTGCAATTCGGGAAGCATTGGCAGACTGGATCGATGGAAATTACAACCTGCAGCCCTATGGTGGCGTGGAATCCCAGTATCGGACAATGAGCCGTCTGGATGTTTGGAATCAGGAAATCGAATTCGTCCGAAAAGCCAATGCAGCAGACTTGAATTTGATGCTGATGCGGTCAACCCGGCTGCAAAAAATCAAACGAAACGGCGTATATGTGGTTTATGGCGGCGAACGGATTTGGTACCGGCATCCGGAACAGACCATTTTGCACTTGGATGAATCGGTCTATGTTCGGTATGACCCGGCAGATTTGAAAAGCGTCCGGCTCTATGATGAACAAGACCGATATTTGTATACCTGGAGTCTTGCAGATACCCTGCTGGTATCGTATCTGGAAACAGAACAGCAGCAGATTGCCGATGCTCAGGCAGTTGCCCACCACAGCCGGAAATTTATCCGCAGTGTTGCAAAGGGTTTGACTGCCAGCCTGACACCGGAACAGCGGATTACCATGCTGGACATGACTGTCCGAAATGCACAGACAGCCAAAGCGGAACAATTTCACATCGATCTGCCAAAGAATATTGTTCCGATCCGGACAGAAGAATCCCTGGAAGAACCGATGGCGGTCGGAGCAGAACATCAGACGGTCGACATCAGTCTGAAACGCATTCAGAAAAATTCGCAAAAACGGAGGTAACGTATGGAATATACAGAACAGCAGCAGGCATTGCTGCAAAAAGTCACCGCTCTACAGCAGGAAAAACAATTGAGCCAGAATGCCCTTGGAAAATTACTGGGGATTTCTGGCACGGCATTATCCCAGCTGCGAAACGGCAAATATCAAGCCGATCCGCAGCGGATGTTTGACATCCTGGAATCCTATTTCGGCGTGAAAGAACAGACCGAACAGACCTATCAGGAAGTGCCATATGCAGATACCAGTATTTCCGAAGAAATTTATGATGTGATCAGTGTATGCCAGATCAAAGGCGGTCTGGCAGTTGCCGCCGGAGATGCCGGCATTGGAAAAACCAAAGCCGCCCGGCATTATGTGGCTCTGCACCCGGAAAACAGCATTTTAATGACCATGAACCCCTGTTTAATCAACATCAAAGCGGTTTTAAATTTGCTGGCAGACAAGCTGAATCTGTCACCGGGACGCTCTAAAGATGCCCTGTGGTATGCTATCGTGCAAAAACTGAAAGACGGCATGGTGCTGATTTTTGACGAAGCCCAGCATCTGAATCTGAAAACCATTGAGGTGCTGCGGAGTTTTTCGGATTATTTTGCCGACCGGGGGCAGACACTTGGAATTTGTTTCATCGGAAATCTGGATACAGTCACCAAAATGGGCAGCCAGAAAGCAGAATTTGCCCAGATTTCCAACCGCACCAAACAACGGAAGACCTATTTCCGGTCACAGATTCAGCGTTCCGACATTGAAAAACTGTTCCCGATTTTGGTGCAAGAGAACAAAGAACCAGAACTGGATTTTTTACTTCAGACAGCCCGAACACCACAGGCACTGCGGGGAGCCATCAACCTGTTTTCCAATGCCTACGACAACGAGGACTACAGCTATGCCGGACTGGTCGCCATGGCAAAGTTCATGAGTCTGGAGGTCTGACATGAAGAACGGAAAAAAGCCCACCAAATCCCAGAAACAATTGTTACAGCAGTTTGGATTTCAGGCAGAAGACTGGCTGATCGTAAAGAATACCAGCATCGAACTGCTGATACAACACCGATACACCGGACGTACCAGACACATTCCAAAACAAAGCTGAGAGGGCAACGCCCTCTCCCCTAATGCAGCCAAAGGCAGTGACAAGCCTGCACAAATGCAGAGTCGGGAAATTCAAAACGGAGGTACAAAAAATGGCAAAATTAACAATCCGGCAGCAAAATGCCATGTTGGAGGCAATCCGGCAGATCCGGGAGCTGGAAGTTGCAAAACGGGAAGTCACAAAGGCAATCGGTGAGCAACAGCAGATCATCAAGGACATGATGACGTGCAAACAAGTAGAGGTACTGGAGCTGGGAGAATATACGGTACGTTACACGACTGTTACCACCAGCCGGTTTGACAGTACTGCTTTCAAAAAGACACACGAAGAACTGTATGCACAGTATTGTGTGCCAGCCAGCAGCAAACGGTTTTCCATTTCGTGAGGTGTCAGACATGACAGATGAACAGTGGAAACAGGTGGAAAGTCGTCTTTCCCGTCCATTTGGCAGCGTGAAGATGCAGATTGATGGCTATAAGATTACCGTTGTGGTAGAGCCGCTGAAAGGCATGAAATTGGTATTGATGGTATATGTGGATGGATATTTCCGAGGCGAATGGCTTACAGAAGATTGTGACATCCGCAGAAGATTCTACTATTGCAGCAAACGCTCCTTGCTGACCACAAAAGAAAAGAAACGGCTGCAGCGTGAGAAGAAAGCCATTCGGGAGAAAATTCAGAAGGAAATGGAATACATGACATTTTTCCCTTATTTCGGCTCTTTTCGCACGCTGAAAAGCCATTTCATGAAAAACAATCAATCTATTGAACTTTGTGAGGGGGCGGGCGAATGAGAAAGGCAGAAGCAACGGACAATGTACTGTTTGACCGTTTCTGGGTGGCTTATCCAAAGAAGGTCGGGAAAGAAAAAGCACGCCGGGCATTTGAAAAGCTGCACCCGACCGAAGATCTGCTGGGGCAGATGCTGGAGGCAATCGCAAAGCAACGCCGTGTCTATTCCTGGAACAAGGCGACCTGGAAATACATTCCGCACCCTGCGACTTGGTTAAATCAAAAACGATGGGAGGATGAAGTCGTTGGAGAAACTATCATTTCCGAAGATGGCTGCTACGGGGCTGACGTATTCTGACCTGATGCAACTGCGTGTGAAACAGTACAATGCCCAGCCCGGTACACTGACCGGGTATCATTGCGACATCTGCAACGACAAGGGTTTGCTGGCTGACACAGATGGAGAACGGGAATGGATGACTCCCTGCACCTGCATGAAAACCAGAGATGCCCTGCGGAGAATCCGGGAAAGCGGACTGGAAGACCTGCTCCGCACCTGCACCTTTTCCAACTTTGAGACAGAACAGCCATTTCAGGAACGGATGAAACAATGTGCCCTGGATTTTTTGAGCGAGCGGCAGGCATGGTTTTTTGTCGGCGGTCAGAGTGGCTGCGGAAAGACTCATATTTGCACGGCATTGGTTGGTGGCTTTATCAAGCTGGGACTTTCCGTTCGCTATCTGGTCTGGCAGGAAGACGCTGCCCGGCTGAAAGCAGCTCTTATGGATGGCAGTTATGCCACGGAACTGCTGCCCTACAAAGAAGCAGATGTGTTGTATCTGGATGATCTGTTTAAGACGAAGAGCGGCTTTTTGCAGGATGTCAGCAATGCAGATGTCAAACTGGCATTTGAACTGCTGGACTATCGCTGCCGGAACCGAATGCTGACCATCTTATCCACGGAATGGACAACTGCTCAGCTGGTTGAAGTGGATGAAGCCCTTGCAGGAAGAATCATCCGCATGGCACGGGGCTATACCATTTGCGTGAAAAAAGACCGGAACAAAAACTACCGGCTGAAGGGGGCGGACGGATGAGCGAACGAGATTCCGTGCAAAAGATTTATGGCATTGCTGCCGTGCTGGGCATGGTGGAATCCGGAAACCAGGAAGATGCTCTGCATCAGCTGGTATACGGTATGACGGGAAAAGATTCCGTTCGGTCGCTCTCCGAAGCAGAACGAAAAGCAGTGACAGCAGAATTGCGAAAGCGGCTGCGGAAAGAATACCCGAGCCACCATCCGTCCAGGGCGGAATTTGCCGGAAAGATGACCGCCCGGCAGAAAAGCAAGGCATGGGCATTGCTGTATGAGCTGGAACGAATCACCCCTTCTCCAGTCAGTATTCAGGAACGCATGGCAGGCGTTGTGCAGAAGGAACTGCACATCACTGCATCTGCGGCAGACCCTCTTCGATGGGTTTCTCTGGCGGATGGGTCGAGATTGATCGAGCAGCTGAAACGCTATGTGCAGCATGCCAAAAAAGGCGGCGATGCCGAATGAATCTGGATCAGCTGACATTGGAACAGCTACATGGCAATCAGAGGGAACTTGCTGAAACCATCGGGATCGAAGCCTACAAACGGCTGGTATTGAAGTATGGCGGCGGAAACATCTACATCTGCAAACCGGACACCCTGCTGCAGCCCCTGCGGGATGATGCCATTTATCATCATTTTACCGGCGGCAATTACCGGGAACTTGCCCTTGCCTATCATCTGACAGAAAAAACAGTACGGGACATCATTGACCGACAAAATGCAGCCAACATGAGCGGTCAGATGTCCCTTTTGCAGGAAGAATTTTGAAGAAATAGGTGAATCTGCCGCCCAACTATACAAGAATCTAAAAAATGTGTTATGCTGGAACAAACAGGATAACACATTTTTTTATGGAAGGAGGGCGTTTGCAATTGACACAGGAGATTATCCTCTTCATTATCACAACCGTGATTACAGCAGTTCTGGGTGTGATCGGATATTTTCTAAAACGCACCATGGACAGGAACGACAAGAACGAAGCAGCCGTGCAGGAACTGCGGGATAATCTGCTGACATTATCGGATAAATATGCCACAAAGGCAGAGATTCGGGAAATCAAAGCGTCCATGGAAAAGCTGTCGGAGAACATCGACTATATCAAAGAACACACAACGAAAAATGAGGATTTTATCCGAACTATGGCAAGACTGGAAAGCAAAATCGACCATTACTGCAGCAGATAGGAGGCGGAACGATGGAACAGACAGAAATGCTGCGGCGGATGCAGCAAAAAACATTTTTCAAGAATAACGGCATGGTGCTGAAGGCAGTCAATCTGCTGCGGGACAAATATGTATCGTTGTCCGATGTCTGTTATGCCCTGCACCCCAGCATGAACGAAGCAGAATTTCGGGATGCGGTGAACTACTTGACGGAATCCGGATACATCCGCCTGCGGAAGGCAGGCAGTAAGGAATCGTCCACATTAGCGGATACAGAAATGCAGGAACTGGAAGCCAAGGTCACAGCGGAAGGCATTCAAATCATCGCCTGTGTGCGGACAGATGTCTGCATTGACGTGTAAGGCGGTGCAGAATGGGAAAACGAAGGAAGCATTCTAAAATCGACCAGCTGGAGCCGGCAGTGAAAGAAACTGTGGATGAAATGATTAAAACCGGAGCATATTACCGGGAGATCGTGGACTATATCCAGTCACACGGGGTCAGCATCTCACTGGCAGCAGTCGGAAAGTATGCAAAGAATTTAATGAGCACACTGGACGCTTTGCGGCTGAGTCAGGAAAATTTCCGGGCAATCATGGAAGAAACTGACCGATATCCGGATTTGGACATGACAGACGGCATTCTTCGGCTGCTGTGCAATCAGATGCTGGATGCCATCAACAAGCTGCCGGAAGAACGGTTGCAGGAAGTGGATTTTGATACACTTTCCAAAAATGCAGTTGCCTTAACCCGTGCGGTTGCATACAAGAAAAATGTAGATGTCAAAACACGGGATGCACTGGAAAACGGAGCGGAACAGTTCCGGGATTTGATTTTTGAAGCGATGGCAGCAGAACGACCGGATTTATATCAGGAAGTGCGGCGGTTCATGAAGGAAAAGCAGAAGGAGGACAAGGCATGAGTATGTATGTGATTCGGGTAAAACCTGGAATGGATTGCGAAGTAGCAGCCAGCCTGCGAAAGCGAGGATACTTTATCCGCTGTCCGCAGCGAACCCTGTCCATCCGGAAAGACAGTACCTGGACAGACCGGACAGAACCGATTTTTTCCGGATATTTGTTTTTAGAATCTCCAGAGCCTTTGCGGTCAGAGTCCTATTATGACATCTGTCAGGCAGATGGTGTGCTGTATTTTTTAAAGCAGGGCAGCCGACCAGCTTCTCTGTCCAGCCGGGAAGAAGTATATATTCGCTTACTCTGGAACAAGGGCTTCCCGATTTCTGCTTCTCGTGTCTTTGTGACCGCAAGCGGAGATTGTATGATTCTTTCCGGCATGCTGCGGCAATATGAAGGACAGATTCAGAGCATACAGCTGCGGCAGCGGCGAGCGAAAGTTGCCATTCCCATTCTTGGAAAAACCTATTCCGTCACATTACCCGTAATCGGAATTTAAACCTTTGCAAAAAAACTTGCTTACGTCTGCACGGCGGTAGATTCGTCCCGCCGGAACGGCGTTTGCAACAAAAATCAGAACGGATTTTACAGCAACATCCGAATGGCGGAGCCTGCCCGGAGAAAAGAGCGTTTAAAAGGTGTTTAAACGCCTGTAGAATCGTTTAAGAAATTCCACCCGAAACAGATTCCACAAAAACAGAAAACGGCATACAGGGGCAATTCTGCCCCTCATTTTTTTAGAAGGAGGAACTGTCCATGAACAGAAAAAAGAATAGCATTCGCATCCTGGCAGCCGGCATGGAACAGTTTGAAGCTAAACAGCAGCAGGCAGACTTTTCCACGCTGGAAACTTTTCTCTCTGCCTACCTTAATACGCCGGGACGCAAGCAACGAAAACAGCTGGCAGAAGAATTTCAGAAGCGACATTTGGAACTGCATCAATTTTTGAAGAGCCATCCGGATTTGCTGACCGCAGAAACAGAATTGCAGGCAATGATTGCCGGAGAACAGAATGAAACGGGTTCCAAGCAGATTTCCAACTTGCTGGAAAAACTGGAGGAGGGACTGTCATGATATTTCAGAACTTTTCTCCCAAGCAGCGGCAAGCAATGCTTTGGTGGGCGATGCCGGAGAGCAAGCAGTATGATGCCATTGTATGCGATGGGTCGGTACGCTCCGGAAAAACAATGGCAATGAGCATTGGATTTTTGATCTGGAGCATGCGAAATTTTGACCGGGAATCCTTTGCCTTCTGCGGAAAGACCATTGACAGCTTGAAACGAAACGTCATTCAGCCCCTGCAAAAATGGATGGAGGGCATTGTACAGCCGAAAATCAATTTATCCAAAAACTACATGGATGTGCAGTGGCTGGGACACGAAAACCGCTATTATTTTTTCGGCGGGAAGGACGAAAGCAGCTATACGCTGATTCAGGGTATCACGCTGGCAGGCGTGCTGCTGGATGAAGCAGCACTGATGCCGCAGTCCTTCGTAGATCAGGCAGTTGCCCGTTGTTCTGTCACGGATTCCCGTCTCTGGTTCAACTGCAATCCGGACGGCAGCGAAGAACACTGGTTTTTTCAGAACTGGGTCGGCGGAGAAGCTGCTGCCGGGAAAAATCGGCTGCATCTGCATTTTACCATGGAGGACAATTATGCACTGTCCGATGCTGTCCGGCAGCGATACGAGCGAATGTATACCGGTGTATTCTATGAGCGGTATATTCTGGGGCTTTGGAGAATGGCAGAAGGTCTGGTGTATCCGATGTTCGACCGCAGCAGGCATGTGGTTCCGGATCGCATGCCGCCTGCGGGAACGGGAACATTCTGGGTTTCCTGTGACTATGGTACCCGAAATCCAACTTCGATTGGACTGTGGCATCTGACCCCGAACGGCAATGCAACAAGATTGCGGGAGTACTATTATGACGGACGGAAACAAAATCCCCGAACGGATGAAGAGCATTACACAGCGTTGGAGCAGCTGGTCGGAACACTCTATCCATTTGTGCGGGCAGTCATTATTGACCCGTCCGCTGCATCGTTTATGGAATGCGTTCGGCGACATGGGAAATTTCGAGTTTACAAGGCAAACAATGCGGTTCTGGACGGTATCCGGGATGTTGGCACGCTGCTTGCCTTAGACCGTCTGCACATTTGTGCCGGATGCAAAGACATCATCCGGGAATTTGGGCAATACCGATGGGACGGAAAATCCAAGGGACAAGATCAGGTCATCAAAGAATATGACCATGCCATGGATGACATGCGGTATTTTGTGCGGACAGCGATGAAGCACACCCTGAAAGAATTACGGCGGAGGTGATGAAATGATTGATATGAATGGAATTGCCGCTGCGATTGGCATACCATGTACCGTCAGTGGCGTTATGCAGGAACATTTGCAGCTCTGGGAAACGCTTTACTGCAATCAGGCAGCCTGGGTGAATCAGAGAGTACGTTCCCTGCAAATTCCTGCGGTCGTATCCAGAGAATTGAAACGGCTGACACTGACAGAGTTTGATTTGACTGCAGCAGATTCCCGGTTGCAAGAGATTTTGCAGCGATTTTTACCCAAACTGCGGCAGAAACTGGATTATGGCATTGCCTCCGGCGGACTGCTGATGAAACCTTGCTATGCGGCAGGAGGAATTTTTGTAGATCTGGTACCGCAGGGGCGGTATTTGCCCATCCAGTATACCGATGACCAGTGTACAGCAATTGCTTGCACAGAGTATGCAGTGATGGAAAAGAACTGCTATACCCGCATCGAAATCCATACCTATGAAAACGGAAGTCATACGGTAGAGAATCGCTGTTTCCGGTCGCCAATGGTTGGCGTGCTGGGAACGCCCTGTAGTCTATTGGAAGTTCCGCAGTGGGCATCCCTTTTGGAATCCATCACATTTCCAGCAGAACAGCCATTGTTTGCAGTATTTCAGATGCCGGACACCAATAATATTGATTTGGACTGTCCGCTTGGTGTGTCTGCTTTTTCGGATGCAGTCGGGTTTATTCGGGATGCGGATGAACAATGGGAACGGATCCTCTGGGAATTAGAATCGTCCGAACGGGCGATTGATGCCAGTGAGGATCTATTCCGGTTCAATCCGGAAACCAATCAGCCAGTACTGCCAAAGGGACGGGAGCGAATGTATCATTGCCTGGAGGCGACCGGAGAGGGCGGAAAAACCATCTACAATACCTTTTCTCCGGAGGTTCGGGACAATTCCTATTTTCATGCCCTCAACCAGATATTCCGCCAAATCGAAAATACAACTGGGCTAAGTTATGGAACGATTTCCGAGGTTTCGGACGTTGAAAAAACGGCAGAGGAAGTCAAAAGCAGCAAGCAGCGTTCCTTTGTCCGGGTGTGTGACATCCAGAAAAATTTGCAGACTGCTCTGGAACAGCTGGCAGCAGCGGTGCTGACTTATGACCGCCTGCTCTTCCAAAATTCCAATACCGATGCCACAATTACCTGTCAATTTGGGGATGGTGTGCTGGAGGACACGGAAAAGGAATTCAACCGGCAGCTTGCCATGGTGCAGGCACGAGTATTGAAACCGGAGCAGCTTCTGCAATATCATTTTCAATGTACGGAGGAAGAAGCACGAAATCTGCTGCCCGAACAGCAGGATGCTGGCGGTTTATTTGACGGCGGTGCATTTTAATGCGGCAGCAATACGAGCCATCTGCTGACCGCATCATTGCTCTATATCAGCAGTTAGAGGATGACATTTTATCGGCAGTCATCCGCAGAATCCTGAAAATGGGGTATGTTTCGGAAGCGTCCAAACATCAGCTGGAAGTCTTACAGGCTGCCGGCTTATTGTATGATGACATTGTGCAGCTGATTGCCGACCGCACAGATGCATGCACAGCACAGGTTCGGGTGTTATTTGAAGACGCTGGTGTGCAGACGGTCGCCATTGACAACAGCCTGCATGAAGCTGCCGGAGCGTTACCCATTGACATCCGGCAGGACAGCAGCACCCGACAAGTGCTGGAAGCCGGATACAAAAAGACACTTGGCACGATGCGGAATCTGGTCAGCACAACTGCAACGCAGACACAGACCGCATTTATTCAGACCTGCGACCGGATATATATGCAGGTATCTTCCGGAGCGTTCAGCTATCAGGAAGCCATTATGAACGCTCTGCGAGCCTTAGCGGATACAGGAGCAGAAGTTGTTTATCCAACCAAACACAAAGACCGCATAGATGTTGCTGTTCGGCGGTGTGTGTTGACGGGTGTCAGTCAGACAGCGGCAGCGGTTTCTTTACGACAAGCAGAAGATGCAGGCTGTTATCTCATGGAAATCACTGCCCACAGCGGTGCAAGACCTGACCATGCAGAATGGCAGGGGCAGCTTGTTACAATAACCGGAAAAGATGCCGGAAAAATCATTGACGGGCTGCGAGTTTTTACCCTCTCTGAAATCGGTTATGGCAGCGGCGAAGGGTTCAAAGGTTGGAACTGCCGCCATAACTGGCATGCTTATTATCCGGGATTAAGCACACCAAATTACACGCCGGAGGAACTGAAAAAGCTGGATGAACCGTGTATTTCGTACAACAGAAAATTGTACACGGAATATGAAATCAGCCAGATGCAGCGAGCACAGGAACGAAGAGTCCGAGCCTGGAAGCGGCGTTGCATCACTGCACAGGAAGGCGTGAACAGTGCCACAGATGAAGCGACCAGAGCGACAGCACAGGCAGAATTTGACCGGTCAGCACGTTACCTGAAAAACAATGAAGCAAAGCTGAAAGACTTTTGCAGGCAAACCGGACAAGACCGTGACCGATTTAGAGAACAGGTGCTCGGGTTTAGTCGGTCGGAAGCACAAAGAGCGGCACAGGGAGCGAAACGTGTGAAAAGCGGGTTGACTTCTGGTGGTGAAAGTGGTACAATAAGACCATACGAACGAAAATTGTCACGAACAGATAGAAAACGTATCGTAAATTGTGGTGTTTCTGAGAAAAAACCAATTTTTGCAGTGGATACAGATACGAATAAATTTGCATCCTATGTTAAGAACGTCCCAAAAAAGAATGGCTTTTACGATGTTGCTTTACATGGAAATCCAACATCGGTAGAATTTTTCGGAGAAACAATTGATGCCTATTTGCTTGCAAACATTATCCGAAATCGAAAAGATTACGTAAAAGGCACAAATATACGATTACTGTCTTGTAATACTGGGAATACAGAAACAACTGGAAATTGTGTTGCTCAAATTGTAGCAAATGAATTGAGTGTGCAGGTAGAAGCACCGACAGATATTATATATGTAAATCCAGATGGAACTTTTACTATCGGTGATTACGATGATGGATTTATGAAAATATTCTATCCACGAAAGTGATGTGATTATTATGAAATACTTGCTTAAAAAACCAATCAGAAAAATGACTAATGCAGAATTTAAAGAAAACACGACTCATTATACAAAAAATGAAAAAACGGCATTGCTCCAGTATATGAAAGCATATTCTCCGTGTGCATTTACGTCACAGCCTGTAAAAGATGTTTTTTCCGGCAAAATTGTGGCTGATGCAAATAACGCAAGAAGTGATGGTGAGTATCGTTGGTATGAATCCGAAATTTATCATTTTGAAAAATACAATCTCAAATTAAGTGACGAATTCATTCGCCACGTTTTATCAAAGTAAAAATTGTAGTAAACATCTTCGAATCTTGCTTAAAAGAGCCGGAAATATCCGGCTCTTTTTTCGTGCCTAAAACACTATTTGAAGACCATTAAAACAGTGTTTCAAGAAAGGAGAACTCTATGAAGAAAAAGAGATGGATTGCCACCCTTGCAGTGCTTGCTTGTTGCATATTGGCTTTTACAGGCTGCACTTCTATTACATCCGGTACCGTGATTAATAAACGCTACAATGCAGCTTATGACAGTGTATGGTATTGGAAAACAGAGAACCTCATGATTCCACAAATACAACATCATGAAGCAGAATATATGCTGCAATTGCAGGATACGATAGATGGCAAAGTGAAAACAGACTGGATTACAGTATCAGAAGACGTTTACAATCAATATCAGGTTTCTGATCGGTATCCATAAATATTGCTGTTCACCAGCATAATAAAAGATCAATCGGCATCGGGCAACCGGTGCTATTTTGCTGCTGTAGCTCAGTTGGTAGAGCAGAAGACTGAAAATCTTCGTGTCACAGGTTCGATTCCTGCCGGCAGCACCAAAAAGCATCGGGAAACCGGTGCTATTTTTATACCAAAAATTCGGAAAGGAGTAGCATATGACCATTGAAATCACAGGTACACAGGAAGAAGTAACCGCATTTCTTCACAGCATGGGCGAAAGCTGGATCACGCTGGAAGAATTGCAGGAACAGGAGGAAGCACATGATTGACCAGAAGTTTTTAGAAAGCCTTGGTGTGACGGATGAAAGTGCGGTGCAGAAGATCACCGAAACTTACACTGCCGACATCCAGGCAGAACAGGACGCTGCAGCAGCCACCAAAACACAGCTGGCAGAAGCCAACAAGACCATCCAGTCTTACAAGGATCTGGACATTGAAAGCATTCAGAAATCTGCTGCCGACTGGCAAAAGAAGTATGAGCAGGCAGAGGCTGACCGCAAGGCGAAGGAATACAGTGACCGTCTGGATCAGTTTGTCCAGCAGCAGGGCATGACCAATGCCGTATATGCAGACTATCTAAAACGACAGTTGCTGGATAAAAAGCTGCAGTTTGATGACAAAGGTGAGCTGATCGGCGGAACAGAGGCGGTGCAGGAACTGAAAAAGACCTGCCCGGATGCATTTTTGCTAAATCCAAATCATCCGGCGGTTGCCCCGACATCACACAGCACACCGCAGGCAATGGATGGTGTCGAGTCTGCCTTTTACGCTATGAACCCAAATTTGAAACACAACTAATGGAGGAATTTACTTATGGCACATGCTTTACAGGAACGATACTCGAAGCTGGTAGACGAAAAGCTGCGTGCGACGCTCGTCACCAAGGACAATCTCATTTTTAACAACCGCTACGAAGGCGACCCGAAAGCCGG